GTGGGCAACCGTAGCGGCAAAGATCATAACGCCGCTCCTGCCTGTTGAATGGCGCACAACGTCCGCTATTATTTCAGCGGTCAACCGCCCGCGCCCCTCGAAGACTTGCTCTATTTCTCTGGCGTCAAACTGGCCTCGGCTATTTAACTGCATCCCAGAAGCGTCATAGCTCGCGGCAATGTCAGGGTCTGCATGGGCTGGCGTTAGAAATCCCATACCTAGAAGCTGCCGCGTTTGTATTCTGTAGAGTAGGGTGTTGAAATAAGGCTCCCTAGACTCTTCAACAAATGATCCATCTGTATCATATTGGTAGATGTATCCGGTTTTTGTGCGGTAGGGAGTTGCAGACATCCCCACAACGCGTAGCCTTGGGTTGGCCCTCTGCATGGTCTCAATTATCATCTTTAGAGTAGGATTAATAAGGTGGGCCTCGTCCAATATGATGGCCCCGAACTGGTCCCCGAACCGACTCAAGCTATTTTTAACAGATCCTGGCGTACCGTAAACAACGGGGTAGCGCATACATTTTGATCCTGCCGACGCACTAAATACGCTCGCTTTATTTCCGGTAAAAAGATATTTCGAATGGTTTTGCTCGGTAAGCTCTCGAGTCGGCTGCAAGCATAGAACTCGTTTACCGCTAGTGCTATGCACCCAATCCGCAATAGCAGCGCAAATAAACGATTTCCCCGCCCCAGTTGAAAGCTCAAGCATGGCCGGCATTACGCTTTTCTTCATCCACGATATAGCCGCGTCAACAGCGTCTTGTTGGTATTCTCGAAGATCTATCAAAAGTAAGACTCCCCTCTTTTTATTCTTGCAACAACTGACACTGACACGAAAAACCTTTTCGCTATCTCAGTGTATGTTCCATTTGACATTAGGACTTCAGCCGCCTGCATGTTCGTGAGTGACGACCTTCCCTTTTTGTCTTCGCCCCTGCCCTTAAATGATCGGCCCTTGTTAACCATATCCCCCATATTGTCTTTATGAGAGCCAATAAATAAGTGGTTCGGGTTAACGCATAATGGAGTGTCGCATCTATGGCAAACGTACTTTCCGGCGGGGATCTCTCCAAAGAAAATCTGATACGAGTATCTGTGGGCTCCAACTGCCTTTCCGCCATCTATTGAATGCTTTCCGTATTTTGTGCCTCTTGAGTTAACGGCAGTACCGGCAACCCATAGCCAGCAATCCGTACTGTCTGATTTTTTATATTTTTTATGAAATCTCTCTTGATCCGTTCCTGAATTAACAGTCTTTGACCCTCTATCTGAGTAGTCGCCCCTTGAGAGAAGTCTCCTGTAATGCCTATCACAAAGGCTTTTACATACAGCGTCTCGTGAACATTCTTCTGCTAAGCATTTCATTTAAAAGCTCCTTTGTGCCAGTCGTTCCAATTATACAGGAATGACCGGCACAAACAACGTATTAGCTTAGCTTCCAATACTCGCTAGGCTTGCCGGTGTACGGCTTTAAATCTAAGTCTTTCAGGTGCTCTTTAACCACCTTTGCATAAGCAATAGAGCCTTTACGCTCAACCAGCGTGAGCTTTCTACCGCACACTAAAGAGTTTCTTTCCTTGCTGATCTTCACGATCTCGGATAACACTTCTTTTTTCCGTGCCGTTGAATCGTCAATCGTTGCGCTCAGCTCATCGTATTCATCGAGAAGCTTTTGCGCTGTAATCGTGTTTATTTCTTTGTGCTTATCTTCAAGATGTACAGGGTTTTCCAGTTCGTTAATGTATCGGTGATAGAACTCTAGCAGAACGGGCAAGCTGTCAGCCCACCACTGGGGGTCAAACTCTACCCGCTCAACATCATCGCCGTTCTGTGTCCATTGGTAGAAGTCTGTCCACTTGCGCCCTGTGCAGGCCATTTCTGTTTGAACCTGAGCGAAGTAGTGCGGCTGATCTGCACACGTCTTGAACACGGGCGGCTTTGCATTTCTCTGCCCGAACGGGCACTTGATCTCGATCAGCCCGTCTTCATCAATAAGCCCGTCCGGGCTTGCTCCTAGCCAGTCGTGTTCGGGGTGAACGTAAAACCCGCACTCCTGAACCATGTTACCTGTCTTGGCCATGTAATCCATGCTTGCAAGCGGCTCGTGTAGCCTCCCGTACTCTGTCGCAATGTTTCCAGTAAACTCAGATTCTGCGCCGTGATACTCACGTACCATCTGGCGGATTAAATCTTCTGGTGTTTTCCATGGATTGACGCCCAAAGCCGTGCCAATGTTTGAGCCTGTCAATTTTCCCTTGCGGTCTTTAAACCATTCTTTGGATCGCTGTTCCATTTTGTTATTCCTCATTGGGTAGCGTCGGGGCGCAAGCGCCCCTAAGTTATTGATTTATATCAGAAAGGTACGTCGTCGTCGAAGTCGTCAACTTCTTCCGGCTCAGGCTCTTTAGCTTTCGGCGCTTCTTTAGCTTCTTTAGCTGCCTTGGCCGCAGCACCCTTGGCAGGCGACACAGCACTGACCCAGTTACCGCGCTTGCGGTCTTCTTTCGGGATGACTTGCCCGTTATCGTCCTTGTCAAGCTCCCATACCTGAACCTTGATAGCCATGACCTTTCCAACCAAAGCACTCATCAAGTCCATATCTGAGGGCTCGCCCTGAACCTTGGTGAGCTTTCCGCCCGCGTTCGCATCCACTGCCGCAAGCATGCGCTTGGCCTTGTCTGCCTTTTCAGGTGCAGGGCTGAACACGCGCACCTTTTGGAAGATCACGCGCTTGGCGTAGTCGTCAGGCTTCATCACGCGCCATTTAAGGCTGATGAATCGGTCGCCCTGATACTCATCCCATTTCGCCTCTTCAATGGCTCCTATGCAGTTTGTGTTACCTGGGATCGGCTCAATATCACCGCCGCCCATCTCGAACGCGCCCGTTTTCTCTACTGATGATCCGTCGTTAAGATTCCAGAATGACATAATTAAACTTCCTCATTGGTTTCGGGTGCGGCCTTGCCGCCGTTATAGAACGGGATGAGTGCCAGCAATGGGTTCTCTCCTTTTTCAACGTCAATTTCTTCGGGTAAGCTGTAACGGTTTTTCGCGTCGATGTAACCGATCGTGCCGTCTGAGCTTGTGATTAAAACTCGCTCCCCGGTGTTGGTTACGCGCCCATATTTTGTGGTTTGGCCTTTCTTGTTTTCCTCATGGCCCATAACGAACTCCCGCGCCTTTAAATAAAACACGGCGTCACTTGAGCCAACGTAAATCTGTCGGGCCTTCTCTGGCATGTCGATACTATATGCGGTGTACTCGCCAGACTCAGGACGGTTCTTCATTTTCACAATGCCGGTATGGGCAAGGAAAATAACCGTGATACCTTTGCGGCGTAGGTGCTCACATGCCTGCCTGATTTTTGCGTGCATCCCGGCTGATACTAAAAATCCTTTGTGGAATCCGCCGGCAGCATCCCCAATATTTGTCGCGCCCTTGTCGTCAAACTCGACTACCTCTGTTTCAAATAAAGTGTTCATCGCCGTGGTGGTGTCGATCACAACCGTTTTGAATGGGTGCTCTGAGGTTACAAGCTCGCGCAACTGGTCAAGGATGATCTCGCTTGGCTTAACCTTGCGCTTTGCATTCGCCGGCTGAACCTCCGGGAAGAACGCGGGCTGATCTTTTTCGGGCCATGTCTCAAACACGGTTGATGCGTTCTCGGCTTGGATGAATATAGGGCTCGGGAACAGGGCGGCAAGGGTTGACTTGCCAACGCCAGGGAAGCCGACAATTGTGATTACCGGCGCTTGCGGTATGGCTTTTTGCACCTTCTCTAAATAGTTCATTCTGTTTCGCCTCATTGGGTGTTTGTCGTTATGACGGTTGCCACTATAAACAAAATAATATAGTCTAGTCAACACCGAATTAGTAAATAACTCACAAAGGTGATAAGCCATGCTCGACTTGAAAGAAATAGTGAAGAGACTGCAAGACCGAAACGCGACGATGGTTTCAGCAGCTACGGGTCTGCATTTGAATACCATTCTTGCCATAAAGCGCGGCAAGAATTCCAACCCAACAAGGGCGACAATGCTGGCTCTTTCAGCGTACTTGGAGCCTGCAAATGATCAATGAAATCCACGACTACATAGAGGCAGGCTTCCGGGTCTTCGGCATTCATGGCGCGCACCAAGGCGCGTGCGATTGCGGAAACCCGAAGTGTGAAGCGATCCTGAAACACCCGGTCATAAGCTCCTGGCAGAACGTGCCGGAATGGTCAGATGAGCAAATAGAAACCTTTGAGCAGATGGGCCATTTCGATACCGGCTTTGGCGTTCTATGTTCGGGATTCCTTGTTATCGACGTGGACGCCAGGAACGGTGGCGTTGAATCCTTCAAGCGGTTATGCGAAGACGTGCCGGAGGCGTGCAAGTCTGCCTTTGTGGTTGATACCGGATCTGGGGGAGGAAGCCAACATCATTATTTCTGGCTTTCTGAAAAGCTGTCCCTTGCCCAAAGCCATGAAAAATATCCAGGCGTGGATTTCAAAAGTTCAGGATTTATAATAGGTAGCGGCTCACTACACGCCAGCGGGAGCGAATACGAAACAGCACGGGGGTTTCCTCAAGACATAAACGAAGCGCCGTCCAACCTGCTTTCACTACTAAAAAAACCTGATCGCTTCCGAGTGTCAACTGATGCCGGAGAAATCGACGTAGACGCCGCACAGGTTGCGCTCCTGTTAACCTACATATCGCCAAACTGTAACTATGAGGTTTGGGTAAAGATAGGTATGGCCGTTCACCACTGTCTGCAAGGTGCCGGGTTTGAACTTTGGGATGATTGGAGCGCAACAGGTGACGACTACCCCAGCACTGACCAACTTCAACGCCACTGGCACAGCTTCGGAAAGTCTGCCAACCCTGCCGGGTACGGAACGCTTCTACACTATGCCCGCGAAGGCGGCTACACCGAAGACGTTACATTCGAGTATGACGGCGAACCTTTGCCGCTGGATCTCGACACAACCGGGGTTGACCTAAAGCGCCCGCCCGGGTTTGTGGGTGAGCTTACGGCATGGATCAACAGCCAGTGCCTTTACCCTAGAGAAAATCTTTCAGTGGCCGCTTCATTGTGTGCCGTATCAGGCTTGGCAGGGATGAGGTTCATTGACGAGCTGGATGATATGAGCGCCAACATCATTACCTTTTGTGTAGCGGGCTCAGGAACCGGCAAGGAGGCAGTGCAGCAAGCGTACTTAAAGATCATGAGAGCGGCTGGCGTGCAAGCTGCCGTTCACGGTGGGTTTAAATCTGAGCAGGAGGTTATGCGAAACCTACTCAGGCACCAGGCCGCATTTTACAGCGTTGATGAGTTGGGGCTGGTTCTCCGTAAGCTGGAAAACGCAAGCAAGCGCGGGGGCGCTTCATACCTTGAGGGGATCGTAGGGCTGGTCATGTCGGTCTACTCAAAGGCAAACGGATACTTGCCCATCACTGGCGACTTGAAAGAAGAAATCCGCGAAGCCATGGGCAAGTCACTATCTCAGGTTGATAAAAAACTGGACAACCTGGCAGCCGACAGCAGCACAGACATTGCTCGCGGCAAGCTGGAATCGTCGCAGGCCCATTACCGGCAAGCACTCGACAAGATAGACGACGGATTAGATAGCCCATTCTTGACAATTCTCGGGTACACCACCCCGATCACGTTTAACGACCTGATGGGATTCGAGCAGGCCACAAACGGATTTATGGCGAGGGCGATGATCTTTGACGACTTGGAAACAAACCCAAAGCGTAAAAAGAAATTCAAGAAAACGGGCATGAATGAAAGCATAGAGGCGGCAATAAGAAACCTTCACGCACCTGGCGTTTTCGATGTTCTTGACCCCGGCGGGCGTGTTGAGTTTGACGGAGAGAAAACGGTAGTACCGACAGAGCCGGAAGCCATTGATCTTTTAGAGCAGGTATACGAAAGGTTTCATCAGATCGCAGACGAGCATAAAGGGGGCA